ATTGGTTAGGTGGCCACTTAGAACTTAATGGTTTTGAAATGATGAGAGGCATAAGAAATACGCATGGTATGGATCATAAACTTTTTTCTAGATTTGAAAAAGTTTTAACTGGTCACTATCACGTAGGTTCTATACAAGACAACATTCATTATCTTGGATCTCAAATGGAATTTTTTTGGAGTGATGCACATGATCCGAAATATTTTTATATTCTTGACACATCTACGAGAGAGTTGGAGAGAGTACGTAACCCTCATACCATTTTTCATCGTATTCGCTATGACGACGACAACTATGATTATTCTAATTATGATGTATCACAAGTTGACAACAAGTTTGTAAAAATAGTTGTAATAAATAAATCTGACCTATTTACATTTGATAGATTTGTTGATAGAATACAGAATAGGCCAATACACGAATTAAAGATAGCAGAAAATTTTAATGAGTTTGTTGGTGATAATGTTGAAGATGAATCTGTTTCTTTAGAAGATACAGAGACATTATTAGATAGCTATGTGGATGCGGTAGAAACTGAATTAGATAAAGACCGCATAAAAATTAGTATGAAAAAATTATTGACAGAAGCACAGGCTCTTGAAATTGTATGATAACATTTAAAACTTTACGTTGGAAAAACTTCCTCAGCACAGGCAATAACTGGTCTGAAATCCAACTCGATAAATCTAGATCTACGCTTATTATAGGACAAAACGGCGCTGGTAAATCAACAATGCTTGATGCACTCTCTTTCGCTTTGTTCGGTAGACCTCATAGAAATATTAACAAACCTCAGTTAGTAAATACCATAAACAACAAAGATTGTAAAGTAGAAGTTTATTTTAACATAGGCAAATCGTCTTTTAAAGTTGTACGTGGTATAAAACCAAATATATTTGAAATATGGAAGAATGGTGATATGATAAATCAATCATCACATTCCAAAGAATACCAAAAGATCCTCGAACAAAACATCATTAAGCTGAATCATAAATCGTTTCATCAGATTGTTGTGCTAGGCTCATCTTCCTTCATTCCTTTTATGCAACTGCCAGCACAGCACAGAAGAGATGTTATCGAGGATCTTTTGGATATTAATATTTTTTCTAAAATGAACACTATTGTAAAAGAAAAAAATATATCTTTGCGCGATCAAATAAAAGATTTAGGTAATGAAATAGAACTAATCAATGAAAGAATAGAGATACAGCGTAAGTATATAAATGACGTCAAAGCTTTGAGTGATGGACAAGTTGAAGAAAAAGAAACAGAAATATTTTTAGCTGAAACTGAGATACAAGAATTACAGAATATAAACATACAAATATCAGATAATATAGAAAAACTTTCTGAAGGACTAGATGAATCTTTAAAAGACAGACACAATAAAAAACAATCTTTATTGCAGTTTAAAGCTGAATTTGATCAGAAGATAAAGACTTTAGTTAAGGAAAGTAAATTTTACGAAGAAAATGAAAACTGTCCTACATGTTCTCAAAGTATAAATGATGAGTTAAGATCAGAAAAATTATCTACAGCTAAAGCTAAAGCTTCAGAGTTTAAAGATGCACTTGAAAAATTATCTACTGAATCAGTTGAAGTTGAAGATGCCATTGCAAAGTTAAACGATACATCTAACAGTGTTAGAGAATTAACCGCTTGTTTAAATGGAAACAATAAAGAAATTTCTCGTTTGCAAACACAGATAAAAACTTTAACTGAATCTATACTAAACATTAGAGGTGTTGACGGTGATGTAGCCACGTCACAATCTGCATTAAAAGAACTAGGTGACTCTAAGAACTCTTTATTAGAAGAAAAACTATCTGTAAATGAGGAATATTCTTACAACACAGTTATTGCAGAAATGCTAAAAGACACTGGAATTAAAACTAAAATCATAAAGCAATATCTTCCAGTTATAAACAAATTGACAAATCAATACTTACAGGTTCTAGACTTTTTTGTACATTTTAATCTTGATGAATCTTTTCAGGAAACAATAAGATCTAGACACAGAGATTCATTTTCTTATGATTCGTTTTCTGAAGGAGAAAAACAACGTATTGATTTAGCTTTACTTTTCACTTGGCGGCAAATAGCTAAAATGAAAAATTCAGTATCTACTAACCTTCTTGTACTTGATGAAACGTTTGATTCATCTCTAGATCATGATGGTGTAGACAACCTTATAAAAATTCTTTACACTCTTGATGACGATACTAATGTATTTGTTATTTCACATAAAGGAGAAATATTAGATGGTAAGTTTAAAGATAAGATAGAGTTTTATAAGGATAAAAATTTCAGTAAAATGAAATTTAGTGGTTCACAAATCGATGAACTTGTGGTATAATAGTTTTAAAATTAACGGAGTATATAATGGAACTAAGTGAAAATACAATTGGTATTCTCAAAAACTATGCAGCCATCAATTCTAATATTGTAATAAAACCTGGCAACAACATATCTACTATTTCAGAAGCAAAAAACATTTTAGCTTCTGTAGATTTGCCAGAAGAATTTACACAAGAAATTGGTGTTTATGACTTAAATGAATTTTTAGGTGTGCTTGGTTTAGTAGATACACCAAGGTTAAAATTCAATGATGATCATGTGGTGATAGGTGATTCATCTGGTAGATCTAAAATTAGATACTACTTCTCTGACAAAGAAATGTTAACTACACCGTCTAAACCAGTTGTGATGCCAGAAGCAGATGTTAAGTTTCATTTGGATAATGATACACTAAACAAGATTAAACGAGCGGCTGCGGCTCTTGGTCATAAAGAACTATCAATTACACCTGGCAATAATTGTGTTACACTTACAGTAACAAGTTCAGATAATTCAACAGCAAATACATTTTCTATCGATGTAACAGGTGAATCGAAATCAGATACATATAACTTTATATTTAATATTTCAAACCTTAAAATGATAGCTGGTAATTATGATGTTGATATATCGTCAAAACTAATTTCGCAGTTTAGTAATACAGACAGTCCAGTAAAATATTGGATTGCCCTAGAGAAAAATTCAAAGTACGGAGAATAAACATGGCTATGGATCATGAAAAAGCATATGAAAAAATGAATCAAATCGCTCGTTCGTCGATTGCTGTTATCGATACAGTTGCACAACGTGGTGGTTTTAAAGGTGAAGAGTTTAGTACCATTGGTCAATTACGAGATAATTGCCAGCATGCGATTCAGATTGTGGAGACATATAAGCAAGATAAAGCTGCTGAATAAGTTAAGGATAACACTATATTATGAATAATGATTTCTTATGGGTTGAAAAATATCGACCTAAGAATATTGAACAAACTATCCTGCCTGAAGATCTAAAAAATGTATTCGCTCAAATAGTAAAGTCCGGTGAAGTGCCTAACATGTTATTTACTGGCACGGCCGGTCTTGGCAAAACTACTGTGGCAAAAGCTATATGTAAAGAACTAGACCTAGATTACATTTTAATAAATGGTTCTGAAGAAGGTAACATCGATACTCTTCGAACAAAGATAAAACAATTTGCCTCTTCCGTTTCATTAGGCGGTGGATATAAAGTAGTAATTTTAGATGAGGCTGACTATTTAAATGCTCAATCTTTTCAGCCGGCTCTTCGTGGTTTTATCGAAGAATTTTCTAACAATTGTAGATTCATATTAACTTGTAATTTTAAGAATAGAATTATTGAACCTCTACATTCTAGATGTTCTGTGTATGAGTTTAACACTGATAGAAAAACACTAGCGGGTCTATCAAATCAAATGTTGTTCTGGCTTAAGAATATTCTTGATTGGGAAGACATTGACTACGAAGAAAAAACTCTTGCTGAGGTCATAATGAAGTATGGACCAGATTGGCGTAGAGTTATAAATGAATGTCAGCGGTATGCAATCAGTGGTAAGATTGATGCAGGTATACTTGTAAACTTAAGCGATACCTCTTATAAAAACTTGATGGATTATCTTAGATCTAAAGATTTTAAAAAGATGAGACAATGGGTTGTCAATAACATAGACACAGATGCATCTGCTATATTCCGTGGAATATATGATAGGATGTATGATAATGTCAAACCTCAATCTATTCCTCAGATAGTTTTGATATTAGCTGACTATCAATATAAGAATGCTTTTGTTGCAGATCATGAATTAAACATTGTGGCATGTATGACTGAAATAATGGCGAATGTGGAGTTTAGTTAATGGCAGCTTATGACGGTTTAAACGACGCTTGTATATTTGATTTTGAAACTTTATCACAAGAACAAACCAATGGTGTTGTGCTATCATTGGCAATGTTAAATTTCTGTGAAGTTAGATTTGTCGGAGAGTATGCATATACGTTTGATGAACTAGTTGAATCTACACATACTATAAAGTTTGATGTAGAAGAACAAGTTAGAAAATATAAAAGACAGATAAACAAAGACACTTTAGAATGGTGGTCTAATCAAGGTGAACTTGCTAGACAGCAACTAAAACCTAGTAGTGAAGATAAATCTATAAGTGAGATTTACAAATTCTTCATACTCAATAAAAGTGTAAACGTTAAAAAGGTTTACACAAGAGGTAATACATTTGATCCTATCTTTCTTGAATATATTTGTAGACAGATCGGTAAACCTTTACCTTATGATTGGTGGGAAGTCCGTGACACTCGCTCATTGATCGATGGCTTATCATGGGGTACAGATCTAAAGCATAGTTTTATACCTGAAGGTTGCGAAAGCTTCATTCCACATGATCCAAAACACGATATCGCAATGGATGTTATGAGATTACAAACTTTAGTTCAGGCTATATCTTAATGTGGTGTACTGAAAAATATATTCCACACTTTATGGAGTGCATGTATTCAGAACATATAAAAGATGTTGTTCGTAGAGATGAACTCATAGACATGTTTGGTCTTAATCAAATGAATAGCAAATATGAACTTTTAAAAGCTATCAGTAAACTACCTAAAGATGAAGTAAAAGATGTAGTTTACTTAGGTTCATGGTTTGGATACTTAACTCACATACTTTGTAAAGATTTTGACTACACTGTTACTGAAATAGATATAGATGAAAGATGTAAAGCTGTAAGCGAAAGAGTCAATAGAGGTTTAAGACACGAACACATGACTCATGATGCTAATAAAATTGGAAGTGGTTACTTTCTACAATTTGACATGGTGATTAACACAAGCACGGAACATATGTCAGATGATTGGTTCAAAGAATTAGAAATGGGTACAATGGTTGCAGTTCAATGTAATAACTTTGACACCTGGAAAGAACACGATTATTGTGTACACAGCATTGAAGAACTAAAAGAAAGATTTCCATTAGATAGAATAATATACGAATCTACACTACCGTGTACTATATATGATAGATACACATTAATGGGTATTATATAATGAATCATTTTGATTATTTAAATTCAATAAATTTATCAAAGCAAGATATAATGATAGATGATCTTGCAGAAAAAGAATACAATCCTTTCATGGTAAATCGTGGCTTATCATACTTTAATGATACAGTCTTGATGGCTAATGAAATGAATATGTATGCTCACCTAGATAAAAAGCTACAATATCATTTTCTTATAAATATAGTTAGAAAAAAGAAACGTTTTAGCAAATGGGCTAAGCCTGAGAAAGAAAGTGATATTGAAGCGGTTAAAGAATATTATGGCTATAGCAATGAAAAGGCCAGACAGATCTTAACCCTTCTATCGCCTGAACAAATAAAAAATATAATAGAAAAGGTGAGTAAAGGTGGAAGAAGAAAATAAACTAGTTGAGTGGAGTCCAGATATGATGCTGGAAATAACTCTCAACGAGCCTGATGATTTTTTAAAAGTAAGAGAGACGTTAACAAGAATAGGTGTAGCATCCCGTAAAGATCATAAGCTATACCAGTCTTGTCATATTCTTCACAAACAAGGTAGATATTTTATAGTACATTTTAAAGAGTTATTTCTCCTTGATGGAAAAAAATCTAACTTAGAAGAAAATGATATTGCACGTCGTAATACAGTCGCTACACTAATTAGTGATTGGGGATTAATTGACGTAGTTAACAAAGAGCAGATGGATGTCATTGCTCCACTACGACAAATAAAAATAATCTCTTACAAAGAAAAAGATCAATGGGAACTATGTCCAAAATATAATATTGGAAAAAAATGAATACCGGCTATTTAAATTTGGTATAGCTATAACTATATAGATATTATAGGAGTGCGGATGATCCGGCTTCAAACTTAATCTTGCTTGTATAAGGAGATAACAATGACAGGCTTACAAACACTATTCCCACGTTCATCATTTGTGGGTTTTGATCACCTATTCAATGAATTAGAATGGACTGCAAAACACGCAAAAGACCACTATCCCCCACATAATATTATTAAAACAAGTGAATCAGATTATTTGATTGAACTTGCTATTGCTGGTTTCTCTAAGGATGAGTTATCAGTTGAAGTGAAAGATAGAACACTCACCGTAACCGGTGAACATGTTTCTAGGGGTCGTGAGTTTATCCATCGTGGTATTTCTACCAAGAAATTTAAGCGAACATTTCGGCTGTCTGAGCACGTACAAGTGCACGGAGCAGATATTCAGGATGGCATTCTTGCAATCGAACTGAAGTACGTCGTCCCTGAAGAAATGCGTCCTCGTAAAATCAACATTGGTCAAAGCGAGGAACAAAATGACACAACACATACTAGCGATAAGCAACTACTTACAGAGTCCGATTGATGCTCTACTATCTTTTTTTAAGGGCGTTAATACAAACAGACAACTTAGAAAAAGACGCAATCAGACGATAAAAGAACTACAATCGTTAACTGATTATGAATTGAATGACATTGGTATAGCACGAGGCGATATTCGCTCAGTAGCTAATAGCCATGTAGATATGAAAAAATCAGAGACCAACCACAATTTAAAGGGGTGGGTCTAATGACAGCAATAGTAAGCAATTATATATTCTCACCCTTGTCGGGTTTGTGGTCTTCTGTAGATCGATATACGCAGATAGCGGGATATTCGAGAGCGGCAGCGGAGCTAGCCAGAAATGGCTACCACGAGGAGGCAAAGAAGTGTATGCTACAATTAGTTAAGTTGAGAGACGATAAATAAAAACTTGAGGGGCCGACAGGCCCCTTCAACATCACGAAAGAAAAGCTATGAATCTATGGAACAGAATACCTGACTTTTGTTTAAGCCATTGGCTTTTAAGAATACCAATTGCAATTGTTTTCCTACAACAAGGTATATCTAAACTTCCTTTCTCTGTAGAAGATGCAGAAGCATTTGAACTACCTGCACTCGTTTGGTGGGTTGTAACATATGGAGAAATAGGAGCAGGTATAGGATTACTTGTTGGCGGTTTACTCACCAAGCCCTGGTTTCCAATCTTTAAAAAATGTTACTTGCCAATGATCGGCGATATGATAACACGCTTCAGTGGTATTACTATTTGTTGTATAATGACAGGAGTCATTTGGATAGGAGAACCAGAAAGTTTAACAGACGTACTTTTATATGACAATCTACACGTATTTCTATGGGTAGGTGGATTGTTTTTTGCACTAAGAGGAAACAGAGGATGATTAAAACTTTACTAACAGCAACAGTATTATTCACTGCTGGTTGCAGTTCGCTTTATGCAGCAGATGTAGCAAAAGGCGAAAAAGGATTTAAGAAGTGTAAATCCTGTCACTCAATAGCAGAAGGTGATAAAAATAAAACAGGTCCTAATCTCTGGAATATTATGAACAGAGGTGTTGGAACCAATGAAGATTATAAATATAGTAAGAAGTTCGCTGCATGGGCGGAAGAAAATCCAGAGTGGACAGATGAACTAATGGACGCCTGGTTGACTAATTCAAAGAAATTAGTTAAAGGAACGAAGATGATGTATAAAGAGAAGAAGGAAACAAAACGTGCGGACCTTATTGCGTATCTTCATTCAATGGGTGAACAGCCCGGAGAAGAATGATTATGACTTAAGTAAACATAGGACTCATACTACAAAGTATGAAGACTTATGTATGTAATGAAAAAGCCTACACACAGACACAGGAGAAATAATATGGCAAACCCTTACCAAATACGCTATGACGTTTTAAACATGGCAAAAGATATGCTTGATAAGCAATACGATATCCAAATGGAACTCGCTTATAAAGCTATGGAAATGTATAAAGATAACGCTGAACAAGCAATGGATGCTTATAAGAATTACATTCCGAAAGCAATAACCCCCGAAGAAATTAAAGAACAAGCTGATAAATTATATGAGTTTGTCACTGACAAAAAATAAAATTTAAGGGGTTTACAAACCCCTTTTTTTATGGTAGAATAGAGTCTAAAGATGGAGGTAATACTTTGGCATTCTATACTTCTGTAAATCGTCGTGGCAATACGATTTTATATCGTGGATACACTGATAATGGCACTGCGATTAGAGACGAAATAAAATTTAAACCAACCCTATTTGTAAAATCAAAAGAACCTAGCAAATGGAAATCATTTGATGGTACAGATATTGATTCTGTACAATTTGCTAATATGAAAGAAGCTAAAGAGTTTCTTCAAACATATGAAGAAATGGATAACTTCAAAGCATATGGCACTACGAATTATATACATCAATTCATAACAGAAAAGTTTCCTAACAATATAAATTTTGATCCTCATCACGTAAACGTTGTAAACTTTGATATTGAGGTTGCAAGTGATGATGGATTCCCTACGCCTGAAGAAGCTGCGTATCCTATCATATCAATTGCTTTGAAGTCTAGTAAATCAACTATATATCAAGTATGGGGTTTGGATCACTACGATCCAGCTAAGAGTGAACTAGACCTTGACGGATCACTTATACAATATCACCAATGTAAAACCGAAGCTGAACTTCTTGTAAAGTTTATAAACTATTGGAATAAGAATTGGCCTGATCTTATAACTGGCTGGAACACCCGCTTCTTTGATATTCCATACCTTGTAAATCGTATACGCAACCTTGGTGGAGAAGAACATGTCAGAAAGCTTTCTCCTTGGAAAATGGTTAATGAACGCAACATATTTAAAGGCGGACGAGAACTACCTGGTTATGAAATTGTAGGAATACAACAAGCAGATTACTTAGAACTATTTCAAAAGTTTGGATACTCTTATGGTGCACAAGAATCATATAAACTTGATCATATTGCATATGTAGTTCTTGGTGAAAAGAAACTATCATACGAAGAGTTTGGTAACCTATATACGTTATATAAAGAAAATCACCAAAAGTTCATTGACTATAACATAAAAGATGTTCAGCTAGTTGATCGTATTGATGCTAAGATGGGTCTCATATCTTTAGCTTTAACTATGGCGTATAAAGGTGGTGTAAATGTACAAGATACATTTGGTGTAACTAACATATGGGAATCTATCATATATCGTAGATTACTCAGTAAGAATATAGTTTCACCTATAAAACAAATTAATAAAGTACCTTACGCTGTTGTTGGTGCTACAGAAACATCTAAGAAAAATCCAGCCGGTGTAACTTCTGGATGGGGTTCAACTGGAAATCATTCCATCGCAGGCGGATATGTCAAAGATCCTCAAGTTGGTGGACACGATTGGGTAGTGTCTTTCGATTTAAACTCGCTATATCCTAATATTATTGTTCAATATAATATTTCACCTGAAACACTTGTAAAAGATTATACAAATAGATTTGCATCTGGTGCCAATTCTTATCTAAATGATTATGAACCTGGTAAGAAAATGTCAGATGAATTTTCTGTCACTGCGTCTGGTGTTCCTTTCATGAAAGACAAGCAAGGTATCATACCTGAGCTCATCACAGAATATTATGATGAACGTTCTCAGATAAAACGTAAAATGCTAGATGCAAAATCAGCATATGAAAAAACAAAAGATGTAAGACTTGAATCTGAAATTAATCAACTCGAAAATAATCAGATGGCAATTAAAATTCTTTTGAACTCTCTTTATGGTGCTTTGGCTAACAAATACTTTAAGTATTTTGATAATGCTCTTGCCGAATCTGTTACACTTACTGGTCAATTATCAATTAAGTGGGCGGAAGAAGCTATCAACAAAGAAATGAATAAGATACTAAAGACTAATAAAGATTACGTTATAGCAATTGATACCGATTCAGTTTATATCAATATGGGTCCTTTAGTTAAAAAGCTAAATCCTCCTGATCCAGTTCAAGCACTTGATAAAATATGTCAAGATCACTTTGAAAAGATTATCGCGGCGGCTTACGATCGACTATTCCAATACATGAATGCCTTTACCAATAGAATGGAAATGGGTCGTGAAGTAATTGCCGACCGCGGTATATGGACTGCTAAAAAGCGATATATACTTAACGTACATAATAATGAAGGTGTTCAATATGCTGAGCCTAAACTCAAGATCATGGGTATTGAAGCTATTAAATCTTCTACCCCAGAAGTTGTAAGAGATAAATTCAAAGCAATATTTAAAATCATGGTTACTGGCGATCAACAAGCTACACGTAGATTCATTGACGAGTTTAGAGAATGGTTTAAGACTTTACCACCGGAACAAGTTGCTTTTCCTCGTGGTGTAAGTCAAATCGATAAGTGGAAAGATAGAAGAAACATATATGGAAAAGGTACACCTATTCATGTAAGAGGTGCATTACTTTATAATCATGAACTACAAGACAAAGCTCTTACTAAAAGATATGGTGCTATACAGTCTGGTGAAAAGATAAAATATTCTTATTTAAAATTACCTAATCCAATACGTGAGAATATTATATCGTTTCCTGATTATCTTCCACCAGAGTTTAACCTTCATAAATACATAGACTATGACATTCAATTTGAAAAAACTTTTATTGAACCCATAACACCTATACTTGAAGCAGTTGGTTGGTCAGTAAAAGAAGAAGCAACCTTAGAGGAATTTTTTGCATGAATTATATTTTTGATGTGGATGGAACGCTTACTGATAGCAGACAAAGAATAGATCCTGAATTTGAAGAATTCTTTCTTGATTTTATTAAAAAGCATAGGTGTTATACTGCTACTGGTTCTGATTATGATAAAACACTAGAGCAACTAGGTGAAGATATATGCAATAATCTTACACATATGTTTCAGTGTGCAGGAAACTCAGTCTATAAAAAAGGTAAAGTAGTTTTTGAAACTAACTGGCAGTTACCGGAAAAAGCAGAACTTTGGTTGTTAGATAAATTGCACAGTAGTGCCTTTTATAGAAAAACAGGTAGACATGTAGAAAAACGTCCTGGCATGGTTAACTTTAGTATTGTTGGAAGAAACTGTAACTTTGAAGAAAGAGTTATGTACAAAGAATGGGATGAACATAAAAACGAAAGAAATAATATAGCTGAAGCTTTTATGGATAAGTTCAACTTGCAAGCAGATGTAGCAGGTGAAACTGGAATAGACATATATCCTATAGGAGCTGATAAGAGTCAAGTGATAAATTGGATTGAACTACCTATTACATTTTTTGGTGATAAAACTCATGAAGGTGGTAATGATTATCCTTTAGCAAAAGCTTTAGAAAACTGTACAGGATGTAAAACTGTTGCAGTTAATTCTTGGCAAGATACATATAGATGTTTACAATCTTTGTGATCTGTGGTATAATTTTAAAAATGGAGTATAATAATGAGCGATTGGGCTAATGACATTTATATGATGCACAATAAATTTGGCGTCAAAGAATGGTTCGAAGCAAATAAAGATAATAAAGATTTGATGGACAAGTATCTTCGGTTCCGTCTTTCAATGTGTAAGGAAGAGTTAGATGAAACGCTTGATGCAATTGATAAAAATGATCCTGAAGAAATCGTTGATGGTCTCATTGATCTCTGTGTTTTTGCCATTGGCACTCTCGATGTATTTGGTGTTGATGCTAATAAAGCATGGGATTCTATTTATGAAGCGAATATGGCAAAAAGTCCTGGAGTAAAAGAAGGTCGTCCTAATCCATTTGGATTACCAGATTTAATAAAGCCAGAAGGTTGGCAAGGTCCAAGCCACGAGGATAATCATGGAGATCTCAACAACTGTTTTTAAGTCAATATACGATAACAAAACTCATCGTCGTATAAACTTTCCAACATTCTCTGATTTTGAGAAGTTTCTATATTCTTTATCTAAAGAACAAAAGAAAGGAAAACAAGATGCGCAACTTATATCGCCAGCTACATACAAAGCTGACACAACTAGAGCCAACAAGAATGTTTTGGATTGGGGAGGTTGGTGTGCTATTGATGTTGATGATCATGAATTTAAAGGAGATCTAAAAGATGAGCTCCTTAATCATTATGGCAAGTATAGGTTTGTATGTTATTCTACTGCTAGCAGCAAGCCTGACTTACCGAAGTTTCGTATGGTGTTCCCAACTAGAAAAAGAGTTGGAGGAGATAACATCAAACATTTCTGGTTTGCACTCAACACCGAGTTCAATTCAATTGGAGATAAACAAACTAAAGATTTATCACGAATGTATTATATACCTGGTACGTACGCTGGCGCTTTCAACTTTATTTTTTCTAATGATGGAGATTATATAGATCCAGACGATCTGATGAATAAGCATGCTTATGCTGAAAAGAAATCAAGCAATTCATTTTTAGATAGACTACCTGAAGAATTACAAAAACAAATTATAGAATATAAGAAGACACAATTGGACAACACGACAGTACATTGGACTGGATATCGTGATTGTCCATTCTTTCCTCGTAGACTTGAATCAGAATATAAAACAATAAGTAACACTGGTTGGTATCACAAGATGTATCAAATCATGGTTGCTCTAGCATCAAATGCTTTGAAGAATAAATATCCCATCACGGCACAAGAAATTGCTCAGCTATGTAGAGAACTAGATATTGAAACTGGTAATTGGTATGAAAATCGTCCGTTAGAAGTAGAAGCGGACAGAGCATTGGAATATGCTTATAGAAACGCGTAAGGAAAATAAATGGCAAACATAAGTATAAACACGCATCCTACAGGTAGATCGCCTGAAAACAAATTTTTCTTTGGTAAGCAAGCTTTTGACATTGACATGAGTAGGCCTAAGTTTAACAAGATCGGTGATCCTACAGACTTCGCTGAGTTTCATCAGACTCTTAGAGCGAAACAAAATTATTTAGAACCTATGAACTTTGAGACTGTAGGCACTAACTTCACATTATATACTAATGATGAGCGTCATAAGCAGTTTGTATGGAACATGTTTAAAGTCACAGCAGAAGATCAAGTAGGTGACTGGACAATATATCATAACACTTCTATTGATATGGAACCTCTTATACACATACATTTGGATAAAAAGATTATGTTGATAGCAGGTACAACATTCTTAGGTGAGATTAAGAAAGGTGTCTTTGGAATAGTAAGCTTTGAGTTACCTAAGTTTGATATCCTTCCTATGCACTGTGGTGCTTTTACTTACAGAGGTACAACTAATTTAATGTTTGGATTAAGTGGTACTGGTAAGACTACACTTAGTAGTGATCCTGATTATAAGTTAATTAGTGATGATGAAGTAGCATGGACAAACATGGGCATACGAATGATAGAGACTGGATGCTATGCAAAGAGCGAAGGCTTGACACCAGAAACACATCCAACTATTTTCAATGCTGTAGAAGAAGCTAGACGTAGAGATACACTGGTTGAGGAAAATCCTGATGCTTTAAACGCTAGGTTAAGTTATCCAATTAGTTGTGTAGAAAATGCTTATCATAAACGTAGTAACTTTGATCACGCAAATAATATATTTTTCTTGACTATGGATGCTGAAGGTATCTTTCCTCCTATTAGTAGGATTAGTGGTGAAACAGTTAGACGCTTCTTTGAAACTGGTTATACGTCACAGATGCCAGGCACTGAAGCAGGATCAAATGAAATAAAAAGAACATTTAGTCCTTGTTATGGTTCACCATTTATGCCAAGAAATGTAAGAACATACAGTGATTTACTTATGAATAATATTGAAAAGCATAATAGTAATGTATTCTTAATTAACACAGGTATTGATGGAAATACTGGAAAACGTTTTGATTTAGAATTTACACGTAATACTATTAAGCAAGCAATACAAACAGAATATCCGTTACGCGATACAAGTGAAGAAGTATTAGAAAAACTAGAAAATATTTTATATGAGAAATAATGGTTTACAAATCAACGTAAATGTGGTAGAATTAAACATGTCAATTAAAGGTGTAAAATGAAAGAGTCCCTAAAAGTTTTGCAGAAAGCTGCAGAAATCCAAAACAAAAAAGGTAATGATTACCAGAATCCAAATTCACGTGTACGTCAAGCTATGTACTATCCTCGTGGTTGTGCTACTATTCTCGATACAATGCAAGCTAAAGTTCTTCGTATTCAATCAGTTCTTGAAGCTATGGAACAAGATACATCTTACGATCCTAACTTTGAAAGCCTTGAAGATTCATGCATTGATATTATTAACTATGCTTCTTTCTTTGTTGCGTATATGAACGGTTCAATAGATGGCCAACACCCTGATAACGATTTCTTAAATCGCCCAAAGGTTAAAGGTAGTGCTAATGTCGACCAGAGCTAAGAATAATATGTCACGTAAAGATCGCCCTAAATACTCTTTAGAAGTAATGAAGGACGAGGAAAGCGGAGAACTTTACTTTGAGTTTCCTGATGCACTGATGAATCAGATGGGTTGGGATGCTGGCGATAAACTTCTATGGGAAGAACTTCCAGGCGGAGATTGGAAATTAGCTTTGGAGAAAAAAGATTGAGAATACTAATAATGGGTTTGCCGGGGTCAGGAAAAACTCACCTCGCTAGACGATTACAAATTCATTTAAACTGTGCATGGTACAACGCAGATAAGATTCGTGAAATGGCAAATGATTGGGACTTTACAGATGCTGGTAGACGAAGACAATCTGAACGTATGAATAATCTCGCAGTGTTTGAAGGATCACGGGCTAGAACAGTCATATGTGATTTTGTTTGTCCAACAGGAGAAACTCGCAAGAGATTCAATGCAGAATTAACTATATGGATGGACACTATAGAAGAAGGCAGGTTTGATAATACAAACAAAATATTTGAAACACCTGAAGATGTTGATTATAGAATCCAAGGGTTTATGTCTGATGAGGCTATCTTAGAGTTTGCTAATACGCTAAAGGAGAAGCACTTTGTTTAATGAGTTTGCACCTACAACACAGATGCTAGGACGTTGGCAACCTTGGCATCCTGGACACACTGAACTTTTTAAAAAAGCTTTGGCTGAAACTGGACAAGTTCTCATTATGGTTAGAACTGTGCCACAGAAAGAAGATGCCAGTGGTGGTAGAACTATGGTACAAGATGACAATCCTTTCATCGCATCAGACGTTATAGAAAATATAAAACGTGCTCTTGAAAAAGAGGGGTTTACTTATGGTGACAAATATATTATAATGAGAGTACCAAACATTGTAGATATAAGTTATGGTAGAGGTGTTGGCTATACGTTTACTCAACATGACTTAGGTGAAGAAATACACAACATTAGCGCTACTAAAATTAGAGCTAAAATGAGAGAAGAAGGATCATTATAATGAAAGAATTTTTATTAGTTGTATCTATGTGGGGCAATGATGGTACAGATTGGCAGTATATAGGAAATCAATATATAATGCAAGAGTTATTTACACAACAGCAATGTGAAATAATCGCGCACAGTAGCAATTGGCAAAAGTTTGGATCCAATCAATACTATGGTTTACAGTTTGATTGTTTTCATAAAGATGAAAGGAATTAAGTAAATGTTACCTGACGAAATGGAAGCAGAAAAAAATCGTAAGGTTATTTTAGCTCAAGCTGATGAGATAGAAATCTTAAAACGTAATGTACGTGATTTACAAGAAGAACTTACTGCAGCTAGAATTAGAATAGCTGAAGTATTGAAGCAGCCTTACGCACGTACTGAGTATGGTGGACCAAAAGGTGCTGAACCAACACGTTACGGTACATGGGAAAACAAAGGTAAGGAGATAGACTTTTGAGTGATAACAGAGGTTTAGGTTGGGCATTTTTAATCATCACTTTTTTTATAGTAGGTGTACCAATCATAATGCTCATGATCATGGTAGGCTTAGATGAATATGCTAGGTACTGCAACTTAAATATTATGCCGTGTTTTACTAATACGATTGGTTTTTTCAGAGAGGTGTTAAACTGATGGATCCTAGAGAAGCTGCTCAGAAAGAAGCTGAAAGAACATTTGATGAATTTATAAGATGGACTAAAATTGTAGTAGGTTGGTCTATATTCTTTTTGTTATTAGTAGTTGTTGGATGTAACAGCGGAGTTGAAACTGGTCCTAATGCTACAGGTAGCGGATACAACGGTGAGCAATACGATCCTAGTAATTTAAGCGTGAAAAAATGAGAATAATAGCCGGTCCTTGTCAACACGAAACATTGTTCAAATCATTAGAGATTGCTGAACATTGTCAAGAGATATGTGATAAGTATAACATAGAATATTATTTCAAAGCTAGCTATGATAAAGCTAACCGATCGCATGCAAATAATACTAGAGGTGTAGGATTACATGAAACTATAAAAGATTTTTTACAAATGGAAGAATCACTTGATGTAAAAATTCTAACTGACGTACATGAAGTAGATCACATCCAGTATTTAAAAGATGTTGTTAAAGTGTTACAAATACCAGCATTTTTATGTAGGCAGACAGATTTAATTCAGGCTGCCTCTGAAACAGATTGCATTGTAAATATTAAAAAAGGCCAGTTCTTGGCACCAGAGGACATAATAGGAATTTTATCTAAGACTGAACAAGCCAAAGAAGTCTGGATAACTGAAAGAGGAACTAGTTTTGGTTACGGACGTCTTATTAATGATTTCACTGGCATGTACGATATCCTTACCAATCTTGGTGGAAATTTTGTATATGACGTTACGCACTCGGTCCAACAACCAGGAGGCACCTCGACCGGTGGAAATCGTGAGTATGTGCCTCATCTTGCTCGTGCTGGGGCCGCTCTTGGGATTACTTCTTTTTTCTTAGAAGTACATCCTGAACCTGAGATTGCTCCAAGCGACGGAGCAAATATGTTAAGACTAGAAGATTTTGAAGAGGTAGTAGATGGCATCCACCGCTATTCTTATTCCAGCTAGATACAACTCAAGTAGATTTCCAGGTAAACCACTTTGTGACTTAGGTGGTAAAACTATGATTGAAAGAGTTTATGAAACTTGTTTAAAGACAGGTCTACCTACATTTGTACTATCTGATGATGAACGCATTGCTGAGAAAATTGGTGCTGGAACAATCATAGATAAGTATGATTACAGCAATGGAACAGAAAGATGTGCAGGAGCTTGTAAAGATTTAAACTACGATAAATTTATAAATGTTCAAGGCGATATGCCTGATGTAACAGTGGATATGATCGACAAAGTTCATAAGCATCTAAAACATTGGAATATTACAACAGCATATACTGATATGCCGAAAGAATTACAAAACGATCCTAACTCAGTTAAGATGGTCCGCAGTGGTGATAAGTCACTTTGGTTCGGTAGAGGTATGACTGGATATGGCGAATGGCACTTAGGCATATATGGATATGATAAAAATACTCTGCATTGGTATTCAACATATCAAGTGGAGTTGGAAGAGCAAGTAGAGAAATTGGAACAGATCAGATGGTTAAAAGCCGGATGGGATATAGGATGTGTACGTGTAGATTTCGATGGTATTGAAATCAATACACCGCAAGACATGGAGAAGTGGAATGAAAGCAGGTAAAGTATGGGGAATGACAGAGCTAATTGAAGCTAATGGTGCTCTAGAGTTTCATAGAATTGAAATGAATAAAGGTGGTGTTTGTTCAAAACACTTACATGAATTTAAATGGAATGGCTTTTATGTTGAGTCAGGTTCTATGCTTATACGTGTTTGGCAAAACGATTATGATCTAGTCGATGAAACTACTTTGTATCCAGGAGATTATACAAAAGTTAAGCCTGGTGTAAATCATCAATTTGAATGTTTAGAAGATGGTGTTGCTTATGAATTGTATTGGGCTGAGTTTAATCATAATGATATTGTAAGAGAAACAGTTGGTCATAAATGAAAGTAAGTGATGCCACATGTCACGTAAAACCTTATGCTACTCATCAAATGATGATAACAAAATTGCAAACGTACAATTTATTAGAAGAAGCAAAAGAGTTTGCTAGATGGCTAGAAGTTTTAAAAATAAAAATGAAAAGCGATAACTGGTTCATCGGTTCAGTAAGAATACCTAAGTTTGATTATAAGATACAAGAAAATAAAATAACCATAGAAGCCGAATACATGTTTGGTAAGCAATTAGATATAAGCAGTGCTTCCGGTTGGCGTGATATCATTTATAATGATATGGTAGATGTAGATAAAAATTATGGTTTTAGAGATTATACATTTGACAATTTTATTATAAGAGAGACTAGACCGTTAGGTATAAAGGAACCTAATTGGACTATTGCATATGTAGATCTAGAAGCTTTTTGTCAATGTACAAAAGTAGATCGCATAGATTGTTTTAAAAGACATTATGAAAGGTGGATGTTATGAGAGTTGGTTTTACTTGTAGTACTTTTGATTTGCTTCACGCTGGACACGTTATGATGCTTAGAGAAGCAAAGTCACAATGTGATTATTTAATAGCGGGTTTACAAGTTGATCCGTCAATAGATCGTAAAGAAAAAAATTCTCCAATACAAACTATTGTAGAAAGACAAGCTCAATTAGAAGCTATAAAATATGTAGATGAAGTAATTATTTATTGTACAGAATCTGATTTACTTGATATAATAAACATGTATCCAATTGATGTTAGGATACTTGGTGAAGAGTATAGATCAAATGATTTTACTGGTAAAGATGAATGTAGAAATCGTGGAATCGAACTGTACTTTAATAAGAGAGACCACAGATTTAGTTCGAGTGGTTTGAGAAAGAGAGTATGTAATGAAACTGAATAGCGTACACGATATACGTGAGTTCTTTAAAGGTGAACTAAAAGATGAAGCTTATACCATAGATAAATCTGGTGCTAAGACGATTGAATTAATTGGTGCTAGTTTTATTGCAGATGAGCCATCAATCTTTGGTGCACCTAGTCGTGATTATATAAATCAAGAATTACTGTGGTATCATTCTGGTTCAACAAATATAAATGATATTTACGGTGAAGTACGTGATCCACCAGAGGCATGGAAATATGCAGCTAATGATCATGGTGAAATCAATTCTAATTATGGTCACTTAATATTTGACGATAAATATCATAATCAGTATGGACATGTTTTAGACGAACTTTTAAATAATCCTGATGGTCGTAGAGCATCTATGATTTATAATCGTCCATCTATTTGGATGGAGTATAATGAGAATGGAAAATCAGACTTTATTTGTACTAACGCTGTCACTTACTATATTCGTGATAATATGCTACATTGTGTAGTTCAAATGCGTTCTAATGATGTAGTGTTTGGTTATAAAAATGATTTTGCATGGCAAGACCATGTACTCAAAAGATTAGTAGACGACTACAATGGATTAGTTATAACTGGAAAAATTGAGCTTGGTCATATTATATGGCAAGTCCAAAACTTACACGTATATGAAAGGCATTTTGATCTTGTCAAGTAAATGGGATTACAGATATTTAGCATTAGCCAGAGAAGTTAGTCGATGGTCAAAAGATCCTTCATCGAAGATAGGAGCTGTGGCCATAGGTTCTAAAGGTCAGGTGTTAGCTCAAGGATATAATGGTTTTCCTCGAGGTGTATCAGATCAGCTTCCTAGGTATACTAATAGAGAAACAAAATACAGGTATATTGTCCACGCAGAACAAAACTTAATTTATAATGCTACATATAGTGGAGTGTCTTTGGACCGCTCTACTTTATACGTAACAGGTTTGCCCGTTTGTTCTGAGTGTGCTAAAGGTGTGATACAAGTTGGAATCAAACGTGTAGTCATGCCAGTTCAAGAGATTCAAAGATGGAAAGAATCATGGGAGCTCTCAGCTTCTATGTTTGATGAAGCTGGAGTCAAGCACGAATTCATATGAATTGGGACGAAATATACGAACAAGGAGTACAGATTTTAGAAGACCGGAGTGTGAATGTAGATATCACACACCGTTGTTTATTACAGTGTCCATTTTGTAGTAGGCAAAGTTCTCAAGGACCAGATATGGTCAAGGCATCTCACGCATATGGAGATCTAAAAGTAGACCACGCTAGAGATTTAGGAAATACTTTTAAAATGCTTTCTTTGTGTGGACAAATATCAGATCCAATATATCACACAAACTTTGTAAAAATATTTAAAGTTTTTCTTACTACTTCATGTAAAAGAATTGACATCCACACTACAGGTTCACATAAAAAGAAAACATTTTGGACTGAGCTATATGAAGCTTCAGGTAAAACTGATAAACATATAAAATTTATTTTTGGCATAGACGGTATAGATGAAAAGTCTTCAATACATAGAGTAAATCAAAAAGCAAAACAGGCTTTAGATGCTATGTTTATGGGTGTTGAATACGCTAAAAAGCATTCTAATATAGAAATTGCGTGGCAGTATATCCCTTTTGCATATAATGAAGATGACTTGGAAACAGCTATGTCTATGGCAAAAGAAAATAACATAACATTTATATTACTCAAATCTGGAAGATTTCGCAAAGATGGAAATTTATTACAACCACCAAAGAATCCAGACTTATACAACACCGCTCAGTTTGCAGAACGTAAAGAGATAAAATGACTTTAACTATAGAACCTAAGTGTTGGCCATTTGATAAAGATGGCAATAATATAAGATCTGAAATGAGAAATTGTCCTGCGCATACTGCAACAGGATATATTGTCCCTTGTTGTTGGTTAGATAGAAGTAATGTCGTTTCAAAAAATGATACTTTAAATGGCATACGTGTACCAGAATTAAATTTAAAAACAGGTATAACATATAAAGAAATTATAAGATCAGAACAATGGAAGAAGTTCTATAAAGAATTATTTGAAAGTCCCGAAACAGCACATCCTATATGTAAAGAGTGTTGTGGTTGGGTTACACGTGACGACGGGACTAAACAAGAGTTCTGGAAATGTAATGATTGATTTTGAAAATTCATATAATCATTACTTAAACCACTTACAAGAAGAAGCTACTTTGAATATAGAACCTACACACAGGTGTATTCTACAGTGTGTGTTTTGTAGTAGAACTGGAGAGTTTGGATTAAAGAAAATAAAACATTGGAGAAAATCATACGGCGATTTAAAACCAAGTCATGCTAAGTTAATTGGAAAATATTTTAAAAGAGTTACGTTTTGTGGATCTATATCTGATGTAATATACCATCCTAATTTAATAGAGGTGGTTGACTCTTTGATACATCCAGAGACTGATTACATAGAATTTAGAACCAATGGATCTGGAAAAAAGATAGAGTGGTGGGAAGAATTAGTAGACGTTTTAAATGCATATGAGCATTTAGGTAAAAGGTTTATATTTGGCATAGACGGAATAGATCAAAGATGTTCTATAAACAGAGTAAATCAAGATTTTGAAAGTGCGTATGAGGCTATGGATTACGTAGCTGCAAATCTGATATCAAAGAGTCCAGATAGTACTACATGGCAATACATACCTTTCGGATATAACGAAAAAGATATTCCTAAAGCTTTTGAAATGGCACAAGAATTAAATGTTTCTTTTATGATTTTAAAATCTCCAAGATTTGGTGTAGATCCAAAAAGAAAAGAAATAAGCCCGCCAACCAATCCTAATTTAATATCACCTTCAGGCTTTAATGAAGAAACAATAATTGAAAACGATTTTGAACTTAGAAGGTTTTTACATGCAAATAAAAATTAAACCTAAGTGTTGGCCAGTAGATGAAAATGGTGAGAGAGACGACTCTCTTGCAAGTATGCCTCCAGCTTTTTCTGCCAATGGATATTTTTTCCCTTGCTGCTGGATGGAAAAAACCGAATATGTAGAAAAAAATATTCATAACTTATTTGATGAAGAATTAAAAATCACTAATATCGAAAGTGTAGATGAAGTTTTTAATTCTGAACAATGGAAAAAATTTTATATGACTATGTTGTTTGATCCAAATAATATCTGTGATGTATGTAAAATCATGTGTGGTGTTGTTATAGATGACAATAAAGAATATGAATATTGGAAATGGATAAAAAAGTAGTTTACAAATCTATTTTTTTATGATAGAATAATATTATGAGTAAAATTATATTTGTAGGTATGAACCCTTCGAAGGTTCCTGTGAGTAGATCTAAAAGTTCTGCTCATAAACGTTTTCATTCTTGGTTAGATTATTTAGATTTAAACCACGTTTCATTTACTAATCTTTCATTTGATCCTGAATGGGATTTAAAATTTAAAACATTCGATCACACTTTATTGTGTACAACTCTACAAAACTATGATAAGATAGTAGTGTGGGGATCAATGGTATCTAATTATCTTAAGAGATTAGGCTTCACAAATTATTTTGAATTACCACATCCATCTGGATTAAATCGTAAGATTAACGATCATAAATACGTATATCACACACTAGATAAATGTAAGGAATATATAAATGCCAAAGGCTAATTATCATAAACGCTCTATTCAAAATCAGGTAGAAAAATATCTAATATCACGTCCAGTTGGATATTTTGTTTCATCTACTAATATTCTATTTGATTTAAATCTAGATACTGAAGATTATATGAATGATGATTATGTATTTAAAGCTTTATTCAATGTAAAAGATAACAAGACTCTTGAAAAACATGGTAAAACTTTATATGAAATTGGATTTAAGAAAAAATATAGTCGTAAAGGAAATAGACCAACTAAGTTTTATAAAATTAAGGAATATATAAATGACTAGAATTGCTATTGTCTTAGGCCGTGGAACTGAAGGTTGTGGAGTTACACAATGTGCTATTCAAATGCAAAAAGTAACTGGTGCTGAAATCTTTTCTGCTAATGATAAGAAGTGGGGAAGAGCTAAAGGACTAGACATAGAGCAAAACGAATTTTCAATGTCAAATGATTGGAAGTTAACTGCTGATGCTATTAACAATCGTTTTGACTTGTGCATTATATATTCAGTTCCTTCAAAAGGACATCCACCAGGATGTCAAGATAATTTTATTCCATTCCTTAAACACATAAATATTCGTAAAGCTTTTATTAACGTAGACCATAAAGCAGCTTCTATTGCACGTAATGCTAATCTTAAAGAAGTCTGTGAAAATGTAGATGTTATTATGACTCATAGTATGGAAAATGATTTCTGTAAGTTTATGAGGAAGAATAAAATAGAAACACCTCTTACGAAGATGGGATTAGGTTTTGACTATGATGGTCACCGTGCAAAGTATTGGCGTCCTATCGAAGAACAACAACACAACATGGTGAGATGGATTGGTCGTACTGCTATGTGGAAAGGACCAAGTGTTATGATTGATTTCCATCAAGATGCTTTGATGGAACAAGGATTCATCACTGTCCTTGAAGGATTAGAAGCTTCTATACAATATCCTTTAGTTTTGTATAGAGATAATAAATCAGATAATCCTACAGATCGTAGAATTGTAGAAAATCATTTCAGGCCTGAGAAACAATTTAATGAAGTAAAGTTTACACCTGATCTGTATGGAAAAGAAGTTGAAGGTAAAGGTGCATACCTTTATCCTCAATATATAAACTCAGAAGCAATGGACCGTATGTCACGATCAGCGTTTGGTTCTGACTTATACTTTTTAAAAGCAGAACACTATGGCAATAACATAGAAAATTGTCATGCTGAATGCATAGCATCTGGTACAGTACCATTATTTCACAAACACTTTTGTGATAATGTAATTCATCCTGTACAAGGTAAACCAATTAGTCAATGTCAAAATTCTGGTACTCTTGGCGTTGATCATACTAACTTTAATGAGTGCCGCGACCAAATGGTCAAACTTAAAAATGATCCTGCGATGAGAGATGATTGGAGAGAGATGGCTTTTGAATTTTGGAAACAACACTCCGATGGAGAGATGGTTGTGAAAGAAATTATAGATCTCGCTTTAAACACTACTAGCAACCAACCACAAGGACTCGAGGAATTTTTCGCATGAAAATATTTATCACAGGCCAAGCCGGCATGATAGGCTTCCACTCGGCAAAACACTTTGCTAAGAAAGGATTCGAAGTAGTAGGAGTTGATAATTTCAATGATTACTATGACGTAAAACTAAAACAAGAAAGAGCTAGAATATTAGAAGAAGATTATGGTGTTGAAACTATAGTCGCTGATATTCAAGATGAAAAGATTGCACGACATAATATGTTTAAAGATGTAGATGTTTTACTACACCTTGCAGCATATGCTAATCCAAGACATGCTCTTGAAGAACCACAACCTTATATTGACACAAATATAACTGGTACACAAAGATTAATAGAAGAAGCTGAAGAGTGGAACGTTCCAACTGTATATGCTTCAAGCTCATGTGTTATGCATGGTCAGCCATTACCTTGGAACGAGCATGATCGTCCAGACATGCAGAATAATCCATATGGCTGGTCAAAGCGAGCTAATGAATGTCAGTTTGGACACTCTAAATTACCAAGAAGCGCTGGCTTACGTTTCTTTACAGTGTATGGTCCATATGGTCGACCAGACATGGCACTGTTTAAATTTACAGATGCTATTGTAAATGGAAATCCTATGACACTCTATAACTTTGGTGACATGAAACGTGACTTTACATATGTAGATGATATTGTACAAGGCATAGAATTAGTAGTTAATAAACTTCTTGATGATACTGATAAAGAGTATCATGAAATTTATAACATTGGTTATGGTCAGCAAGTTGATTTGCTTGAGTTTGTTGATGAAATTGAAAAAAACTTAGACCGTAAAGGAGAACGGATTTTAGCCCCCAAACACCCCGCAGATGTCCCTGAGACGTGGTCTGACACCACAAAGTTGCAGGCGTTAGGTTATAAACCTACAACATCTGTAAAAGATGGAATTAAAGAATTCGTCACATGGTATAAATCTTATTACGGAGTAAACTAATGAAGATAGGAATTGTAGGACATGGCTTTGTTGGAAAAGCTGTTGATTATGGTTTTCATGGATGCAATAAAATTATTATAGATCCATTGTATGGAAACGATATAGAAGATTTGGAATCTGAACGTTTAGATGTTACATTCGTTTGTGTTCCTACTCCTATGGGAGAAGATGGATCTATTGACTCTTCAATCGTAGAAAAGACAGTAAGATTTCTCAAAAGAAAAGTTACAGGTTTGATTGTAGTTAAGTCTACAGTCACACCTGCAATCGTAGAAAAATTACAAGGTGGAATGGCAGGTGACAGAGTCATCTACAATCCAGAATTTCTGACAGAAAAAAATGCACAAGAAGATTTCATTAATCCACAGATGCATATTTTTGGTGGAGCTAGAAATAAAACCAGACAATTGAGTAACATATATAAAGAATATAGCCTATGTAAACCTTGTCCAATATATCACATGTCTGGACCAGATGCAAGCTTTGTTAAGTATGGAATCAATTGTTTCTTAGCTTCTAAAGTTTTATGGTTTAATCAATTTTATGATGTTGTAAAAGATTTTGGAGGTAACTTTGGTAGTATCATTAACGCAATTGGAACTGATAGCCGGATCGGTCAGTCTCACACTCGTGTTCCTGGCTTTGATGGCAAGCGTGGTTTTGGCGGTGCTTGTTTTCCCAAAGATACAGCAGCGTTTGCAAGTTTTGCTGGATCATTTACTACGTTAGAAAAGGTTATAGAAGAAAATAATAAGTATCGTAAAGACTACGATAAAGACGAACGTGAATTAGCGCAGAATGTAAGTTATGGTTAAGTATGCAAGCATAGTGCCGCTAATTGGCGGTGAAACAATAGCAATGGAAAATGTATTTGGGAAACGTCCTGATTACATTTTATCTTATACGGATTTTGAAGCTAATGATAAGCAACTTCTTAATTATTATGATAACAGTGTTCCTTACCTTAAGCTTGACATGGGTCATACTGCACCTCATAGTGTGGATGTCGTCAATACTGTTTGCCCTTGTGCGGGCCTTTCCTCCCTTTCTCCTTCTAGCAGCGGTGATAGCCTCACTAATGATTGGATGGTCAAGTCTGCACAGTATGTCATTGAATCCATCAAGCCCACTGTATTCTGGGGTGAAAACGCTCCAAGACTAGCGAGTAAGATGGGAGAAAAGGTAGTACAGCAATTAAGAAAAATTGCTAAGGATAATGGCTACACTTTTAGCATATATAAAACTAAGTCTATATTACATGGTTTAAGCCAAGTTAGAGATCGTACATTTTATTTCTTTTGGAAAGGTAATTCTATTCCTCGATTTAATTACTATAAAAGACAACATGAAAAAATAGAAGATACGATTAGAAACGCTACAGGTAATGAACTTGATGAAATGGTAGAACTAAAAGCAAATGAAAAGATTCCTTCGAAAGAACCTTTTTATGAGTACGTATTAGAAGAAATGCATGGTGGAATTACACACATGGAATTCTTTAACAGTATTGAAAAGACTACCAATCCTTTACACTATATTGAAGATAAAGGTGTAAGTTACTTTAGCGTTGCAAAATGGATGGACGATAAAGGCTATGATAATCATGCTCGTAAATGTCGTAGGATGGGAGAAAAACTAAAAGCTGGTGGTAACATAATGAGAAAGACCACTGAAGTTGGAAAAGATTATATAGGTGCATTTGTTGGCCACTTTCCAATTGAGCTTACTCATCCTGATCAAGACAGATATATAAATGTACGTGAAGCACTTGCAATTATGAAGATGCCTAAAGACTTTAAACTATTAGGTGGCAAGAAAAACGTTAATATGATTTGTCAAAATGTTCCTGTAACAACTGCATCAGACATGGCAGAAAATGTCAAAAGATTTCTAGGCGGAGATGCTTGTACAGTTGAATCAGATTTTGTAGTGCAAGATAATAAGACACAAAAGTTTTGGTCTGAACCTGCACCATCAACACTTGAAGCATTTTTTTAGTTTACAAACAACACATTATATGGTAGAATATATCCAGAACAGAGGAGACGCTTATGTCTATTATGGATAAACTTAAAAAGAATTCTAAGTTAAAAAATACAGAAGTTCTTTCAGAATCAAAATTCTTTAATGAAAAGGATATGGTTCCAACAGACGTGCCGATGATAAACGTAGCACTATCTGGTTCCGTGGATGGCGGACTTACACCCGGACTTACAGTCTTAGCGGGTCCATCCAAACATTTCAAGACTTCATTTGCTTTACTAATGGCTGCATCATATATGAAAAAATATCCTGATTCTGTCATGTTATTTTATGATTCAGAGTTTGGTTCACCGCAATCTTATTTTGAACAATTTGATATTGACACATCTCGAGTTTTACATACACCAATCACAAATGTAGAAGAACTCAAGTTTGATATGATTGGTCAGCTAGAACAATTAGATCGTGATGATAAAGTTGTAGTAGTAATTGATAGTATTGGTAACCTGGCATCTAAGAAAGAAATGGAAGATGCTTTAAATGAAAAATCTGTGGCAGATATGTCACGAGCAAAAGCTCTAAAAGGCTTGTTCCGCATGGCAACTCCTTACCTTGCTATGAAGAATATTCCAATGTTAGCCGTAAACCATACATATAAAGAAATCGGCTTATTTCCAAAAGATATAGTCGGTGGTGGTACAGGCATTTATTACTCCGCTGATAATATCTGGATCATTGGACGTCAGCAAGATAAGAAAGGGACTGAGGTACAAGGCTATCATTTTGTTATAAACGTGGAGAAGAGCAGATATGTTAAAGAAAAGTCTAAAATTCCTATTACTGTTTCCTGGGACGGTGGTGTTCGCAATTACAGCGGCCTTCTTGATGTGGCTCTCGCTGGTGGCTACGCTACTAAACCTTCCAACGGGTGGTATGCTTCGGTTGATCAGAAGACAGGTGAAGTGGGCGCAAAGGTTAGGCATGATCAAACTTTAGAAGAAGAGTTTTGGAATCCTATATTTAATGATACAGACTTCAAAGAGTTTCTAAAGAAACAATATTCTATTGGTCACAAAGATCAGGTGTCAATGGATGAAATAGTTACTGAAGATGCTTAAAGAAAATGTAGATTATGAACTTATACCTTCAGACGATGAAGATGCCGCATGGTGTGTTCGTGTTCTGAAAGGAGAATTTACTGAGACTGTATTTCAGTTTGGTGCTATTCGTTTAAACGGAGAAGATTTGGATGATATATCAACACAAATGACTTTTAACTTTGAGTTGATATCATCTCCTATAGAAGGCCTTAGTGAAAAAAATATTCCTTTACAAAATCATGTAGGTGATATATTATTATCAGTATTAGAAGACGCAATCAAAAACAAAGAATTGGTAACACAGCAAGTTGACAACTAATATAGAACAAACAATACTCAAAAACATTCTTACGAATGAAGAGTTTATGAGAAAAGTCTTGCCGTTCATACGGCCAGACTACTTTGAAGGAACTTATCAAAAGTTATTCAAAGAAATCGGAAAGTTTGTTGGCAAGTACAATAAGCTTCCAACCGTTGAATCATTTAAGATTGAATTAGATCAAAGTGATTCTTTTAATGAAGAACAATATCGTCACGCTGTTGAAATTATTCCACAGCTTTTTAGTGATGAAAAAGTAGACCAACAATGGTTGTATGATACAACAGAAAAGTGGTGTCAAGATAGAGCATTGTATAATGCTGTTATGGAATCAATAACAATCATTGATGGCAAACATCAGAACTTAACAAAAAATGCCTTACCGGATATTCTTACGAAGGCGCTCGGCGTCAGTTTCGACACAAACATTGGTCACGACTACATTGAAAACTTTGAAGAAAGATACGAATTTTATCATAGGGACGAAGAAAGACTTCCATTTGATCTTGACTACTTTAACAAGATTACAAAAGGAGGCCTCCCTAACAAAACGCTTAACATATGCCTTGCTGGTACTGGCGTTGGTAAATCTTTGTTTATGTGTCATTGTGCTGCATCAAATCTAGCAGACGGAAAAAATGTTTTATACCTTACTATGGAAATGGCAGAAGAACGTATCGCTGAAAGAATCGATGCTAACTTACTAGATCTACCTATAGATCAAATTGCTAACTTAAGCAAATCAATGTTTGCTGATAGAGTACATAGACTTTCCAAACGAACAAATGGTAAACTTATTATAAAGGAATATCCTACTGGTCAGGCCAATGCTGCGCACTTCAGGTCACTGCTCAATGAGCTAAAGTTAAAGAGATCATTTGAACCTGATATAATATACATTGACTATTTAAATATTTGTGCATCAAGTAGAATGAAAGGAATGGGCGGTGCAATCAACTCATACAATTACATTAAAGCAATTGCTGAAGAATTACGTGGCCTTGCAGTGGAGTTTGACGTACCGATCGTCTCTGCAACACAAACGACTCGTTCTGGTTATTCTAGCTCGGATATTGGGCTTGAAGATACGTCCGAGTCTTTTGGATTACCCGCTACCGCAGACCTCATGTTCGCCCTCATCTCAACAGAAGAACTCGAAAACTCAGGACAAATAGCTGTTAAGCAATTAAAGAATAGATATAATGATCCAACATTTAAAAAACGTTTTGTCATCGGTGTAGATAGATCTAAGATGAAACTTTATGATGTAAATGAAGGTGAACAAACATTAGTAGATGATACCCCTACTTTTGATAAGACAGAAATTGGAAATAAATTTGAAGGGTTTAAACTATGAATAGAAACTATAAGAAAACCTCTATCGGTAGACGCAATGTAAAGTTGGCATCTATGAATAAACATAAGAAACGTGGCTATAAAAAATATAGAGGACAAGGAAAATAATGCATGCACGTCTCATCTCATACTCACAACCTGTTCGGCACATACACTCCGGTGAACTTGGAATCGTCGGTCTCGACAACATCCAGGATACAATCGCGTATTGCGCCCGTGTCTCGAACCCATCGAACCAAGCTAACACCAAGACAACGTCAAAGTTACTTAATTACCTCATCAAACACAAGCACTGGTCACCATTCGAAATGGCATCAGCCTGCATTGAAATCGAAACAACAAGGGACATTGCAAGGCAGCTCCTCAGACACAGATCGTTTTCATTTCAAGAGTTTTCTCAGCGGTATGCTGATTACAGGGATCTTAATGACACTTTTGTTTTAAGAGAAGCTAGGTTGCAAGATGAAAAAAACAGACAAAATAGTTTAGAGTCTAAAGATGAACGATTACAAATGTTATGGGACGCTAAACAGAACGATGTGATTAGAGCTGCAAAAGATGCATATAAGTGGGCAATAGAAAATGGAATCGCAAAAGAACAAGCCAGAGCAGTTCTTCCTGAAGGAAACACTGCATCAAGATTATACGTCAACGGGACTATACGAAGTTGGATTCATTACATTGAATTACGATCAGCCAACGGTACTCAAAAAGAACATATGGAATTAGCTGTGGCGGTAGCTGAAGCCATTGGAAACATTTATCCCAAAGCAAAGGAGTTTACCTCATGAGAGAAAGACTATTAGAATGCTTTGTATCACATGCAAAAGGTCATGTAGATAAGCATTTAGCAAACGTAGAAGTGTTACTTAATCATCCAGCAGGAATTGGAGAACATGGCGACATCATTGAAGAGATTGAAAAAGAATTAGATGAAGTAGCCAAGTATGATGATCTATTAAGTATGGTGGAGAAATACCTTGTCAAGCCGTAAACTTTCAACGTATTGGGCAGATCCTCCAGGTAAAGGATATGCTGAAGTGTGGATGAACTTTAAAGAAGAGTTTGCATTCATTAAGTATTTCGATGAAAATGAAAAGCAATTTTTTACAGAGGATTTTCCTAGTAAATCTGTTAGATATGTAGAAGATGCTGCTGAAAATTGGGCTTTAGGTATAAAAAAACTTGAAAAAAATGCATTTTAGGGGTTTACTTTTAGTTTGAAATGTGGTAGTATAGTACAATTATAACAGTTGGAATAAATACCAATGAAATTTTGGATAGCATTAGGAAGCGGATTATTAACTATGGCAGGTGTAACTATGGTAGCATTGACTGCAATGATGTCAATGCCTACAGTTGATCCTCAGCAGCATGAGTGTTTAGCAATGAACATATATCATGAAGCTAGAGGTGAGAGATGGGAAGGCCAGATAGCAGTAGCTCATGTGACTATGAATAGAGTAGCACATGATGAATGGCCTAACAATGTATGTGATGTTGTATATCAAAAAAAGCAATTTAGCTGGACACACGTTGTAAAAGACGTAAAACCAAGAGAAAGAAAAGCATGGAATGATGCTACAGTTATTGCAAGAGACGTGATGCTTGGTAACACTGAAGATCCTACTCAAGGAGCTCAATTTTACCACGCTAATTATGTAAACCCTTGGTGGTCATACGAATATGAATTGAAAAAAGTGATAGGAAACCATTTATTCTATGCGCTTGACTAATGTATGTTTCTCCTTGTGTTCAGATATGCAAGATAGAAGATGGTAAATGTATTGGTTGTGGTAGAACTTCAAATCAAATTACAAATTGGATGAAGTATACTGATGATGAACGTATGAAAATAATGAAAGAACTAGGTTATGGCAAAAGAAAAAGTAAAAACACTCATGGTTTACGACACAGACGAAAACGGTGAAGAGTTTGAAATTGATATTAACACCGGAGAAGCTGTGATAAGAAAAATAGATTATAAGTTTGATGAAGATTTGTATCTTAATGAAATGAAAGAATACGTAGACGCTACATATGATGGTCACTATAGCACTAATACATTTCAATCTACTGAAGTAATTATAGACCGTGGACACGGTACAGGATTCTGCATGGGAAATGTAGATAAGTACTCTAACCGTTATGGTAAAAAGGGTACAAGAGAAGACGCAAGAAAAGACTTAATGAAAATCTTGCACTATGCACTTATACAGTTATATGTGCATGACAATGGACTGTGATAAATATATCACAATCAAATATATTCCAGAAATGGGAGTATAATTTTACTAACTATTGGTAAATAACAACGTAGACGCTATAACGTTTATATGGACCTGGGGGCGGTGCCCAGCAGCTCCACCAAAAGCACATTTACGAATGTGTTTCTATGGGGCTGACATTAGGATCGACATGTAGGCAAGTTTACAAACAATAAATGCAAACGATAATTTTGCACCATCTGGTTACGCCCTAGCGGCCTAACACAGGGGGCGGCCACTGCCTAGCAACAGAAGTGTGGCGATCAATAGTAGAAGGAAAATTTTAAATGGAAATTCTAAACAAGGTAAAATCATGGGCAGGTTCACTAGCTGAAGTAGGTTTATCTATAGCAGCGTTAATGATTGTACTAGAGGTATTAGGCCTCGGTAGCATGCCATTCCTGCCAACTTCGAGCGTCATTGATAACGTCAGTGGAATTATTAATATGTTAGGTTCTCAGGGCCTCGTTGGTTTGATCGCAGTTTGGGTTCTATATGAAATTTGGAATAGAAAGTAACACACACATAAGGAAAGTGTAATAATGAAATTAACAGCATTAGCAACAGCATCAGTTTTAGCGTTAGGCACAGCAGTCTCTGCAGCAGAGATTGGCAACACTGGCGTTTCAATTGGTGCAGAACTCGATAATCGTTACAATGTTGAAACTGAAGATATGACAGTAACACTTACTCCAAAAGTTGGCTACGCACAATGGGGCGCATCTTTTGAAGCAAGTACAGATATTGTTTTCTGGAATAATGAATTCACAATGAATAACGAAGTAAATCCAACTGTAGACTTTACTGCAAAGTATAGCCTAGAGTTGTTAGGTATAACCTCATCAGTTTATGGTGAAACAGGTTACGACCTTGAAGCAGAAGACATGTCAGACGTAGAAGTCGGCGTAACTTTTAGCTTCTAATCTACGGGTCACTACGTAATAAGTGCGCGGGGGGCTACGGTTAGCTCCCCATTTTACTTTATTAAGGAGGACTAAATGTTATTCACAGCAGCTATTTTAGTATGCTTGGCAGACAAACCACATAATTATATGAACTGTCAGGTGTTACATGCGCATGTAAAATATCCTACCGAAGAAAGATGTTGGCAGGCAATAAATAATCAAGCAAAATATCAAGAAGAAAACATGCTTAAAATAGGTTATGAATTGATAGGAGCTAAATGTACAAATTGGTTGCCTAAATCAAATATTGATACGTTATAAATAGACTAGTATATTATATTAACTGGAGTATACTATGTTAAGAAAGCTAGTACCACTAGCAGCACTGATATTTGTTGCTAACATATCAATGGCTCAAGAAGCCACAACAACTGATAAAATCGTTACTGAAAATTATAACGATAGCACAGTAGATTCAACTTCTAACTCTACAACTAAAGTAGAGTCTCCACCGCCATCTGCAATATCACCTTCAATTAATACATCCAACTCAGACTTGTGTACAGTTGGAGTGGCAGGCGCGGTTCAAACACAGATATTAGGTATCTCTGCTGGTAAAACTATACGAGATATGAACTGTGAAAAACTAAAGAATGCAAAAACGCTTTATGATATGGGAATGAAAGTTGCTGCAGTATCTGTCATGTGTCAAGACGAAAGAGTATTTGATGCTATGATGAATGCTGGTACACCTTGTCCTTATGATGGTTTGATCGGCGATGCAGCGAAAGCGGCATGGCTTGCTAATGAAGAGAAAAAACCGGATGAAGGAGAAAAATCCTGGAATCCTTTAGAAAATATAGATGAAGATGAAAAGTCAACTCTCTTTGGCGGCGCTACTGTTGGTGGCCTCCTCCTCTTATTGTTACTCTGATATTACGTATGGAGTAACACCAAATGCTGCGGCAACTGGAACGCAGTGGGACATGGGAAATGTCTTATACGACGCATCTCCCCCTTGGATTACGTTAGACATTGGAGGCTTGGCTTACAGATACACACTTGGAAAACCCGTAGATGCAGAAACAGATGTACACATAAGAAATGAAAATCCAGTTGATGGAGGTTACGTATTTGAACATACCGATAACTGGCCAACTGGCAATGATGGTGGAACGATTACAAAATATTTTAGGTTCCCATATATTAATTCAACAAAGTGGGGTCCTGGAGAAATTGCTGTAGAAGGTGAAGGAACAGTTTCAGATGCAATTGTAACTTATAACTACAAGCTAGATATAAACGAAGAACTGATGGTCTGTACAATTACACCTTTATTAGATCCTGAATGCCCTGGTTATGAAGACGCTTTATATAAATACTTAGAGTCGTTAGAGACAGAATTAACACCGGAAGATCCATATTATGACGAATGGGTACAATCGGAACTAAACAAAGAAACAGATAAACCAGAAGAAGAGGAACAAGTAGTTGAGGAAGAGGAAGAGCAGGAAGAAGATTTGGAAAGACAACTAGGCGCAGAAAATACATTAGAGGCTATAGTTAATACATCTGCTCAAAACACAATTTTAGAAGCTCTTGCTCAAGTACCAAAGATTGAACCTTATTACATTATAACCATCCCTGGTGGTGAATACCAGGATAAACTAAAACTAGAAGATAAAACAATTCCTGATAACAGGAGAGCGTTGAGAAATTTAGCGTCAGACGCTAATCATAAGAAAATGGTTCGCTCACAATACGATTAGAACAAGGAGATAAAAAAATGTTCAAATCTTTAACCGTGTTGAGTGCTGTTTTGATGGCTACAACTGCATATGCGGTTGATTCGCCAATTACTGGTAATGTAACATCTAAGTGCTCAATATATACAGACGTAACTGGTGTATATGGCAACCCCGATCCAGACGAGCTAAATACTGCTCCGGCTGATGGTGGTGTGAAGCCCATCATTAGATATGATGTTTCCATTGCCGATTATTACACAGCCAAGATTTCTTGGCCAACATCTTTTTCTACTAGCCCTTCACTTACAGACTCATTAACATGGGATGGTGAAGTAACAGTTTCCTCTACATCTGACACTGGTATGTCAGGTTATGAAGCTGCTAAAGTAGAATATGACAATCACACCGAATATGACTTATCAGTAGCTGGTTCGACTTGGTTTGAAGTTGAATCTAGTGTCACTTACGGCGTAGACAAAGCTCTACCTGGTGGTGAATACAAAGCTAATGTTGTAGCGGAGTGTATTGCCGATTGAAGTGCAGGGGCGCTAAACTGCGCGTTCTCTGCTTGGCATAGAGGCGTGGTCTGTCAATAGTGCTCGGCAAAGAGTGGGATTAATATGAAGATTGTAAAAATTATAGCCGCAGCAGTTTTAGTTAGTACTAGTGCTGCAGCTCATGAATTAACACCTACATACCCTGAATTGAGACCAGCTTTTGTTGATAATGTTTTAGTAACTACAATGAAAATGTGGAACCGTAGAAATGACACAAAATATTACGAAATTCAAGTCTTTGACTCAGAATGGAAAAAGATACCTTTCGCTTCTACGGACAAGATCATTAAAATTGGTTATTTAGAACATAAAACATTCGATGTTTATATTAGAGAAAAAGATGCAAAGATCGCAGAATTTATATGTACAGTATCTAAACAATTAAAACAAGATGTAATATCGACAGGAGTTAAAAGTAAAATTTGCTCTAGAATAAGGTGAGATGAGATTGAAATATTATAGTATTTTATTTTTGCTATTAGGAATCATTACAGCCACAGCAGTTTTGGCTGAATCGAGTTCTTTAAATCTAGCACTGCCTGGAGCCCCAGGTAGTCATCAATCTGATAAATTTAGAGCAGGTGAGCTTGATTGCACTAATGCTATAGGTTCGGCTACGAACTTAGAGTTTGGTGTGACTGGCATACTTGATAAGGGTGGTTACGACCCTATGAATAATTATTATGACGATGTTAAAAGTTCAGACATCGGTGTGTATGCCAGGATAACAGTTCCCCTTGGTAAAAGAGCGAAAAGTAGAATAGATTGTAATAGACTATATGAATTGGAACTACGCAAAAAGCAACTTGAAGTTATAAAATTAGAAAAAGAAATTAAACAACTAAGAGAGTTACAATTTGAAGAATGATTACATGCGGATTAATTTCGTTTAGTATCGCATTAAGCGCACACATAAACGAAGAATACACGAATAGCGTGCATCCAGGTGTACATGGTAAATGTAATAATATTATTGCTGGAGCATATTATAATAGTATAAGTCAGATGAGTTATTATGGAGGATACGAATACAATATCAATGATGATTGGCACGTCCAAGGTGGATTGGCCACTGGATATGAACAAAATGAAGCAGATATTGTACCAATGTTAAAACTCGGATATAAAGACTTTTTTGCAATGCCTACAAGAAATGGAGCAGTGTTAGGTATAGAAATTAAGCTAGGAGAATAGGATGGCTGAATTCGAATTTGGAGGAATGACTTTTAAGGGCGGCAAGATGTTTGCCGTTCTTACTGCACTATCTACTTTAGGCGGCGCAGCATGGGGAGGATTTGAATTTTATAAAGACTACATGGATATGAAAGAAATTATACAGAATGTCGATGTAGATGAGATAGCAGCAGCTAATGAGTTACAGCTGCAAAAGCTAGAAGATGCAATTGCATATACTGTAGAAATACGTAAAGATCTTGCCAGTGATGTAGAAAGAGTAGAAACAGCGGTAAGAGTTTTGGATGAACAGGTAGCTAAAGCAGAAGAAACTGTTAGGCGATTACGTAATACTGTATACGCAAAATTAGATCAGTTTGAAGAGAGATTTAGAGTTGTACTGAAAGATAATCAAGACACAATGGCTGACTTACGCGATAAGATAAGCACAAATCTCGAATCATCAGAGGCTCGTATAAAAACCACTCAATCAAGTATCGGTGATACTCTTGAAGGAATACGAAATGAAATGAATCAACTACAGAAAGATGTTACTGCATCTATCCGTGAGGTAGAAGCTGGTATTCGTCAATCTGATAGAGATTTAAAAGCAGATATGAAAACCTTAGAAAAAGATCTAGGTGAAAAATTACAGGAAGCATTAAACAACCCATTATCAAATTAGAAAGAAAGTGAAATGAAATTAATTTATATTATACCTTTTATCATGGCAACATACGTATCAGCAGAATGCATGGCTGATTACAAACAAGAAAATTTTGATACATACGATTGGAGCAAAGCTGCCTATTGTATAGAGAAGAAAAGGAATGCTAAGAGAGAATTAGAACTAGCTCTACTACGAGAATTTTTAAAAGAGAATCCTCGATATAGATTTCCTGGTCAATCCTGGAACAAGTGTTTTGGAAAAGCAATGGAGAATCCTATAGCAAAAGTTGAGTATAACCCAATGTCTACAAAAGTAATATATAGACAATATATAGAGACATGTATTGATGTGGAAAAGTAGTTTAGTATCAATTTTAATATTACTATTTTTTGTACTATGGTTTATTATGTCGCCTAAGAGTGAGTCTTATTGGCAAAACGTAGGACCGTCTTGGGATAAAATGTTAAACCCAGAGAAGTACAGATCGGAGAAATTAAATGGCTGACGACCTTAAAAACGCACCTATCGATATGCCTGAAGGCAAGATGGAAATATCACTAAGAATTCTAGGAAACGAACTTATTGCTATGAAAATGATTGTTGATGATTTTAAAATGAAATGGGCAATTATAGGTGTTGTAGGTCTCGGCATCTTATTATGGGCGGCTTCAACTTTTGGTCCGACCATAATGAATCTTGCACCATGAGTATCCCTGTTACAATAGAACATTATATAGAGATAATCAAGCATCATGAAAAATATAGAATATCCACTGATGCACGTAATAAATTTTGGAAAGAATTAATTGAAGAACTGAAGAAAAGTAAAGGATGATTTTTTGGCATTTTTAGTACACCCGTTACCCCCCGTCCATGTCTACGTTCGCAAAGAGTACTTATACGATTTAGAACGTGGGCATGGCGAATTTACACCAGGAATTTGGATTAGCGTAAAGAGTACAATGTATAAAGCATTGTATTTTGAAACATTATTAACAGACTATGGAGCATTATATGATAAACTACCTATCTCGGCATTTGTATGGAAAACGGATCATGGTGATCTTTTACCTTTGGATGTTCTTCAGCTTTGGGATTGCTTTGATTATGATGTCACAGTTGTGGAAAAGCCAATACTGTCACGCTGCGAGTTTTTCGGTAAGGATAAACGTATGCACCCCGGAGAGTATGAATTCACAATTGATAACGCCCACCGTGATCATTCCGTCCTCGATACCAATTTCAGTGAGCACGATCCAGAGCATAAATCGTTTAATGTCATACGACTTGATAATGGTCAGTTTGCAGCGCAACCAAATAATAGAGTAATATGGAGAGATAGTTCACTTACTCCAGATAAATTAGAACGTCCAGACTTCAAAGTTTGTACACAAAATTATGCAGTTGAATTAGAACCTAAGTGGTCAGTTGGCCACACCGATGAGTGGCAGTACAAAACTAAAGAAGAAGAGAATGAATTATCCAAAGCCGAAACATGACAATAGGCACATATACGAGTTAAAATATGACATTGATATTGATAAGTGTCTAAATAAGTTTAACGAAGTAAAAGACAGTTTAGACAAATACAGCGATGTAAGATATGCACCAGCTACTAACTGGAGACTGAGTCGGTTAGAGCAATGGGATTATGCAGATCAAATCATGTCAGATTTAGGATTAAAAGATTATGTTGAAGACTATAGGCCTAGGTTCTATACTCTTGATGCAGATTCATATTTAATGACACATGTAGATCTTGGCACAAAATGCTCACTTAATTTTATTGTTCAAGGAGAAGAGTCACCTGCTACATTCGAGGGTGTGTTAGAGGAAAGGCCTGATCCAAAATCGAGATTCAGTTACCTTTATAAATCTGCTTTATTTAATACAACACTTCCACATGGTGTGGTTAATGATGGGCAAGATAGAATACTTTTTAAGATATCCATTATGGATAAAGATTATGAAGATATCAGAGAAAAAATTAAAGAGCATGTGAATGAAGGCTTTTATGATAAACTTGGCGGTGATCCTGAGTATGAAAAATTTAGAGAATTGTGGCACAGTCAAGAAACATTAGGTGATAAGTATTATGATTTGCATACACAAAATCTAATACCAACTAACATAAAGATTGATTTAGAATTATTTGATCGAGAAATAAAATACTATCAAAATAAATTCGAACAGTGGGGTCCTATGCACACAGATCTTCCACGAACAGGAATGGCTTTAACATTACCTAAAGTAGATTATCCAAAAGATGTATATCCTAATCCATCAAACTGGCCTATGGATACTTGGTGCATACACAATCCAGACTTTCCATTAGTAGATTCTTTGTTTACTGAACCTACACCTGCTTTTAAAGAAATGAAAAGTCTACAACCTCTCATGATTTTTAAAGAACACTTTGGTAGGTGCAATCTTTTAAGGTGGCACAATGGAGCAAAATTCTTTCCTCATATGGATGTGTTTCATCCATTTCATAACTTAAGATTATGGGGAACAAATGATCCGGATAATTATCATTTTTGTTTTTGGGATGAGTTAAAGGGTAAATATATTAGAGAAGAGAATGTTGAAGCTGGTAGAATATATGTTGCAGACACAGAAAAGTGGCATCATGCATATACTACAGCTGATAACAATTACACTTTCTTTATTTCTTTACAGGTAAGCGGATATGATAAAATTAGAGAAAACCTTTTATAATATAGAAAAAATACGAGATGAATTATCCTGGCTAGTTGAACAACACGGTTGGGGTGAAAGAAATCAATTGTCGTTACAGTCACCTGACGGATCATACTTTACAGGTGATGGTAAGATAGAATGGCACGCTGGTTATGAAGAAACTGATTTTATACATACAAACACAGATCCCGATTGGGAGATAACCAGATTTATAGAAGAGAATGATCTTTATAGAACTAGAATTATGAAACTAAAACCGAAAGAGTGTTACAGCTATCATTGGGACAGAACACCAAGAGTTCATCTTGCTGTGCATACACATGAACATTGTTTTATAACGATTAATGATGTATTAAAACATGTTCCTGCAGATGGCTATCCTTATTGGATAGACACTAGACAATACCACACTGCTATGAATTGTACACTAGATTTTGAACGAGTTCATATTGTAGGTTGTGTTGCTAAATAACGTTGGAATAATCAAAGCCTTCAGAATCAAGTTTCTGTAAAGCTATTTGTTTTTCCAAACACTGATAACAGACACCACAACCAGCATGAGTTCTTTCATGCAAACATGAAATTGTATTTCTTAAATCAATATTATTTTGAGAAGCATATCTAATTACATCGTGCTTCTGCCAATTAAGTGCTGCTAAAGGTTTTAACAAATCATTTGTACCTTCTGTTCCAGCGCCAATCATTCCATCTAATTGACTATATGGTAAATGATACCCGTAATAGATATTGTCTAAACCTCGATCGCTGTCAGCAAGCAATGATGTGGTCTTTACTTGCATTCCTATATGCTTTTCATCATTACTATAAGATGATATATCTATGGTTTCTACACTATCTTGTCCGGATAAGTCAGCGTCTGAAGGATGTGAAAAATGATATCTAACTGCATCCGGATACATGTGTTGCAACACTAAACTGTCTATTCCGCCAGACAGAAGCAATCCGTACTTAGGCATCTCTTGACTCCTTTAGAAAAAATTGTTTGATAATCCAGCCATCAAAATCAAACTCCCACCAGTTCTTTCTTAAATTAAAAGTATAAGAGTTAGATTTGTAATGATGATTATTGTGAAGTCCTGCGCCTAACCACAACAATCTAAGTATAGGCTGATTCTTACTTTGATCTTTTACGTCATATGTTCTATAACCAAACTCATGTTCTATAGTATTTGTTATGCCATACAAAAGCCATAGAGATAGCGAAGCCATAGAAAAGAATAAAATAAGAGGTAGCATTGTTCCAAGAACATATGAAACAACAGATAACAAAATAATCCAAAGTAAATTAATTTTAAAATAGTGCTTGTGCGTAAAGATTTGAGTTTTATCTTTTAATAAATCTTTTGTTATTTTATGGTCATAATTCTTTGAGCTAGGTATACCAAAGAAAGGTTTTATCCAACCATCTACATGAGGACTATGCGGATCATTTTCTGTATCTGCATCTTTATGATGCAACCTGTGCATCGTAGCCCAGGATAAACAACTTCCTACACCTAAAACAGTTCCCCACCAAAGCAATAATTTTTCTTTAAACTTCGTAGTCTTATATGACTTATGAGAAAAGTATCTATGAAATCCTGCTTCGGATCCTATTCTTCCAAAAAGCAAACCACCATAAAACACTAAGATGAATTGCAATACGGATACTCCTTCAGTGATTGCCCACACAACAATAGTGATAGCGCAAAACAAATAAAGGATTCGTAATTTCTCTACGTACTTATTTTTGTATATTATATCTGGATCTAACATGTTACTATTTATATGAATTCTTTCAAGTACAATCTATAATGATGCTGATCTACATTTCTATATGTACGAACACCTTCGTACTTCCACTTACCAGCATATGGTTGAAGTTCTCTTGGTACACCACTCAACATTTGCCTATCATATGATCTAGCTAATTTTTCATGTTTCTTAGTAAAAGCATGGATACTAATGTATAAAGTAGGTGTTATAGCTTTATTCACAAAGACTCTCATAAAGTCCATCTGTGCTATTCCTCTATATTTTATTCTGTATGGTTTTAAGGTGTAAAGATAACGAAGAACTTTTCCATCTTTACTCGCTCCAGCAATACTAATTGGTTTTTCGTTTACTGTCGCAACAACACAATACCATAAATCTCGTTCACCCCAATCATTAAACCAGGAATAAACATGATCATCTTCATTTAACTCATTAAGTATTTCTTTTACGATTTGTTTTGGCAAATCATCTAAAGGATGACAGATGTTTATTCTTACATCTTCATAATATATTGATGGGATTGAGTACTTTTCCATTGTTAACTAACTTATCTGAATTCATTTGCGCCATGATAATTATTCTCTGTTGATCTAAAGGATTCCATCCAGCGTGTTCTCTAACTATATTCCAAAAATATATCTTTCCTCGTTTTAAACAATAATGATTGTCTTTATATTTTATATGAGCATCTGTGTTCATTGGTATGACTAGTCTAAAGCCATGTGTTTCAAATGTTTTATGATCTGAATGTAGCTTTGATTCCCATCCAGGTTCTGCCAACGTGTAGTGCTTGCGAAATAACTCTACTGGCAAATCATCCATAACTTTCTTAGTGTATTCACCAGCTCTTTGGAAACCATAGCCTCCATATTTTTCTTGAGTAAAACCTAGGTCTTCAAAGTTCTTCATTACTTTATCTCTGTCTAACGTAAACTTTTTAGACATTTGTAAGTAATAATGATCCTTACTTGGTTTTCTCATTGCAACAAATTCTTCATACAACTTATTAGCATCTACTTCATATCCTAAGTCTACAACTTCAGGATACTCAGTTTTAGATTGAGTTGTTTCTATAAAGTCATATTCACCTAATGGAAAGATTCCATCTTTAGAAAAATATTCCATAGTCACCATACCGTTCTAAGCTATCGTCTATTAATTCACTATGTTTGTCTTCATCAATTATGCCAAAGCAACTCACAATATACTTGTCGTATTCTGGCATAGTTGCACCATGTAATACTTCATGTTCATTAATAGTAAAACAGTTTGTAGTTTCAGGCAATTCTATAAAATGTCTTTTACCACTTACTTTTACATAAAAGCTTTTTTCTAATTTTTGATTCATTAGTATTTTAAAGCCATTTGGCTCTACTTGTTTCTTAATGATTGGAGTATCTTTATGTGCAACAATAGTATTTTTTTGATTTAAAACTTGAGCATGAGTTACTTCACCAGGATAGTAGCTTAATATTTCTTGTAACTCTGGTACATTCCATTTTACTTCACCCGGTTCGTATCTGTTTACATAGGCATCATAGAAACTATCGGCATCCCACTTATCTGTTTTACCACACACCGGTAAGCAGTTCCATGCATCAGGCCATTTATTATGTGGATGAAAATCATACTTTTTGATAATGTATTCTAAATTGAACTTTGGTATGGCTAAAGGAAGATATGCTATCGACTGAGTTTGCGTTTTTAAAAAATCTTCAACGTTTGTAAATTTTAAATCATTCATTAAGTATATCCTGGCTGTCAACACTCACAATCAAATGTATTCTTTCTTCATTCCCATCATTTTTAGCCCAGTGTTTGACGCCTGGATTTATAAACCATACACTGCCATCTGCAGGAAAATGCCTTTCGTTGGCCTCTCCGGTCACCGGATCTATCCCACCAAACACACAACCATCGTTAGTTATGATAGGAATATGTAACCTTACGCCATATTCTGTATTATAGTCAATATGAGGCTTTACTTGTGATTGTGGAGATAAATTTGCAAACCTTGTCCTATGGACTACATCTCTTCCAATCGTGTCAAGTACATAATTAAAGTATTCCGGCACGTCAGTATGTCGCTTACGGAAAAATCTTTCATCAGCTTTTGGATTGTTTTTAGCAACAGTTGTATCCCACCTAGTTCCTGACTTTTCGGTCCTTTGATCTAAGTCAAATGTATCATCGAACTCAACTAAACTTATTTGCTTATAGCTCGTCTTTGTAAAATCTAGTTCTGTGATACAAGTGACATCTTCTAATTCTGAGTCTTTAAAAAACATGCTAGGTAATTTAGTATATGTTTCACACATATTAGAGTATTCATTACCTAACCCATCCCACACTTTATTTGAGGTATACTCTTCATAAGCATCAACTAAAAGTTTAGGATCAAATTTGAACTGCTTCAGTTGTTTGTAAACTGGCAGTTCAGTTCTCTTTTTCCAATTCATGTTTTCACCTTAAAAAATGTCTCAATAATAAAACCAGTTATATCGTATTTATGTAACCTTACTTGCATAGGTTTGTCGTGATGAGTCTTATGAAACGCATCTCCCCATGTTAAAATGCCTAAAACAAAATCATCATGTGCTTCGCCATCTCTGTGAGAAGTACTTAAGATTAGTGTACCAAAGAATATAGTAAGAAAAGCTGGAAATAACCATGCATATATAATAGCAAATGGATCTATAAAGAATAGTCCTATAGCATATGCAGCTATGATATAGAAATAATATTTTCTTTGCCACATATAAAAAGGTGTTCTAATTAAATCCATAGCAAACTTTGGACTGACTTCTGAGAACATAGTCATAAAGTGCACTCTAAATCTTCCCATATGATCTGGACTATGAGGATCTTTTTCTGTGTCATGCCACTTATGATGAGCTCTGTGAATGGCAACCCAATCAATAGCCGGACCAGTTAAACTCATTGTAGCAAAAAGTGTTATGAGTTTTTCAAACCAAGATGGTGTTTCAAATGATCTGTGACTGTGAAGTCTATGGTAACCTAGTATCATACCTAGGCAGCCAAATAAAAAATAAAATAGAATTGCAATCAAGTAATGATGCCACGAAGCATATAGCAGCATTGGAATAACACTGATATAAGCGATGATTTGTAATGTAAAAATAGATTTAGCCATGACTGTATTTATAGGATTTAAAACAAATTTATTTTTAGGTTACCGTTAACAAATTTTTATAAGTTTCATAAATAATTTTATATAATATAAGGAGTATAAACATGTGTTCACCGTTCGTTCGTAAGGAAGCAAATAGATTATACTGGATGGTTAAAGGTACTTTGATGCATCCAAATGCCTCAGACGAAGAAACGGAAAAAACATATGAATCATACCTAAAAAGAATGTGGGGTAATAATGAAAGAGCAGTTTACGGATTAGTTGGATTTGAAGCTGCTTGGAAACAACGTCAAGCCGAAAAAGGCTGGTAAAAAAAATGCAAAAAAAATGAAAAAAATGCATTTTAGGGGTTTACAATCGGTTTAAACTGTGGTAGTATATACTTATAAAATGAATGAATGGAGATTATATTATGTCACATGAAGTAGAAACAATGGCTTACGCTGGAGAGTTACCTTGGCACGGCCTAGGTGAAAAAGTTAGCAATGACTTAACACCTGTACAAATGATGGAAAAAGCTGGAGTAGACTGGACAGTCGAAAAGCAAGATATCTTCACCGCTAATGGTGTAAAACTTCCACAAAAACAAGCATTGGTACGAACATCAGATGATAAAATTCTTGATGTAGTAGGTACTGATTGGAATCCTCTACAAAACGAAGATGCTTTCAACTTCTTCGCAGAGTATGTTGCTGCTGGTGATATGGAAATGCACACAGCAGGATCTCTTCAAGATGGTCAAATGGTATGGGCTCTTGCAAAAGTAAAAGAGTCATTTGATCTTTTTGGTGGAGACCAAGTTGACTCATACTTCTTATTTTCTAATCCTCATAAGTATGGTAAGTCAATTGATGTTCGCTTTACACCTATTCGTGTTGTATGTAAGAATACTCTTGCAATGAGTCTTCAAGCTACTGGCGATCGTTCAGTTAAAGTTGGACACAGATCTGAGTTTGATGCTGAACAAGTAAAAGAGGATCTAGGTCTAGCTACTGAAAAGTTTGCTAAGTACAAAGAGATGGCTCAGTTCTTAGGTAGCCGACGTTTTACTGCTGAATCAATTGTTCAGTACTACAACGAAGTATTCCCTAACACTTCTCGTAAAAATACTGAGAAAAAAGTATCAACTGTTGACGATCTAAGCAGAGCTGCTAAGATGTGTTATGAAGCTTTAGAAGTTCAGCCTGGTGCTGAATATGCTCCTGGTACATGGTGGCAGGCTTTCAACTCTGTAACTTTTCACACTGACCACATTCAAGGTCGAAGTGGTGAAACACGTTTAGCGAGTCAGTGGTTTGGTGGAAACCAACTACGCAAAATCAAAGCAGCGGAAAAAGCGGTGGAATACGCCACCGCTGCATAATTTAATAAAACTGTTACACAGTTTTTCAAAATTAAGGGGTATATACTATATGCCCTTTAATTTTTTAAGGATATTACTATGTCTAAAACGAAACTATGGAAGAAAGTAAGTAAGATGGATCTAGGAAACCCAGTAATCACCGCCCTCGTTGGTTTGGTGATTTTTTATATTGGACTAAAGACATTTTCTGGTGGCATGAAGTCAATGGG